CTAAAATGAGAGATTATTTTATAGGAGATTGCAATCCATCTGAATTAAATGTTTCTACGTTTAGAGAACAAAGTGTAAAAATTTGGCATACAGCCCATCAAGATTATGTAGCCAAAACAGTACCCAGTGTGATAGTTGATGATACAAATGATACTTTGTTGGAGATTGTACGTCCGTGTTCTGAGTTAGGTACACGAATTTCATCTCTTCGATCGAGAATGAGAATAGTAGAGCTTGTCAGCAAGTCCGGATATAAGAATGTATCCCAAGGTATAGTATCAGGTAGAAGAGTGTTAGTTCAATGTCATTCTTATGATACATTAGAAGGTATAGCTAATATTTTCAAGGATTGGAATTGTTTTAGTAATAGTTCATATGAGTGTAATAATGTTCCTTTTAAAATAGTTAAAGAATGGCCTGAATATGATATGACTATCATTGAATTGGATCTTTCGATTCCCATATATAAAGACGCTACGCACAGTCTGTTCAATAAGAATCTGGAAGATGACGTTCCTTTTAATGCTCGTCGATTATTTTTTGTGAATGCTCAAGCAGCATTGAGCTTAGATAATAATTTTACAATTAATAACGATTCTTTCCAAATACAAAGTCCTATAGTAGGCAAGAAATTCAATGTTCCCGCTGGATCAGGCGTGGAGTATGGTATTTCAGCCCCCGGGCTGTGTGGGAGTTTGCTTGTAGACTCTGATCAAGGATTATGTGGAGTACATATTGCAGGAAATGCAGAAAATGGATTCGCTTTTGTTTTGCCTAAGAGGATATTGCGAGAAGTCAAAAATTTGTTGACTTTTAGAGAGAGTCAACATATAGAATTAAAGGATAATATAGTACCGTATTATTCTGGATTGAAAATCTTTAACGACTCGTTTCCGTCAAAAAGACCTCTCCAGCAAACAACTTTAAACAAGAGCGAATTATACGAGTTTCTGAAAGATGAAATTGAAGTGGTAGGGAAAAAAGTGCCTCCGAATTTTCGTTCTTTTGGATCTAAGACGCTGGAGAAGATAGCTGAAAAATCATTAAAACCCATCCCTCATATACATAATGATGCAATTGAATTTGGGAAAAAATGTATTAGAAGATTTATGGTTAAATTTGATGATTTGACAGACGTCGAAGTCATAAATGGCTTGAAAGAGGAAGAATTAGCTGGCTTGAATAAGAAATCAGTTAACGGATTTGGATATTCTAATGATAAAGAAGATTACATAGATTTTCCTTCAGGGGAAATAACTCCTATTTTTAAACAGAGAATGCAAGAATTTATAATGAATTGTAAGACTGATAGTACTAAGATACAAGATTTGTTATTTTATGAAGCATTTAAAGATGAGTTACGAATGGAAGAGAAGAAAGATAAACCACGTTCTTTTAGGGTAGCTCCTCTTCATCATACTTTTTTGGTAAAGAAGTATATTGGGAAATTGTTTATTCACTGTAAGAAAAATATGTGGTCTAATCAGATGGCTATAGGGATGAATCCGTATAGAGATTGGGATATGTTATATAAGAAATTGAAGACAGCCTATATTAACTTTGATGGTGACTTTGGAAATTGGGATGGAGGAGCACCTGCACAGGTACAAGATGCCATATCGGAAATGATTATGGAATTTTACGAAGG